AGGGCGGCGATCTCCCCCGCGTGGGTCAGGGCGTCATACTGGGCCAGCTGTGTGGCCTGGTCCTGTATGATCAAATTCTGCTGGTCGATGATGGCGCACAGGGCCGCGATCACTTCCACCTGGTTCACCGCCGCCGCGCCCCCTTTGCGCCCACGCCGATCAGTGCGGCAATATGCCGCAGGTCCTCCACGTTGGCCTCGAAAAAGTCATGGGACCACACCCAAAAATCCGCGTGATCCGCCCGCCTGTACCGGCAGGCCATGGGATCCGCCCACAGCTTTGCCCACCGCTCCCCGTGGCCCTTGTCCCGCTTGGACACAGCGGCAATAATGGCGGCGGTCAGTTTGCCGCGCTCCAGCCCGTGGCCGTCGCTGTCCCTGGCGAAATATTTATGGGCGCTTTCGCTGGTGGCGGCGCACAGGCGCAGGCCGTCCCGCTCCAGGAAACCGTCCACGGCCTCCACGGTGGTGCCATAGGGGATATTTACCGGGCCGCAGATGGCATTAAACCGCGCCCGCCGGGCCGCTATGTATTGCACCCGCTCCATGGCCTACACCTCCGCCACCACTTCCGTCCAGCCGTACACGCCCGGCTCCCACACGTTTCCGTCCTGGTCGCTGATCCAGTGTTTCCCGCCGTGGCTCACCTTGTCCCCGGCGTTGTAGGCGTCATGTGCGCCCACCGGCTGGGACCACTCCGGCCACTCCTCCGCCGGGTCCGCCACCCGTTTCCACAGGCTGGGGGCGGCGTCCGGGGTCCAGTCCGCCTGCGACGTGTGATCCTGCAGGCATTGGTACAGCTGGCCGTCCGTATACCGGCGAATATTCCCGGCCTTATAGGCCACCGGCACCGCCCAGGGGGCGAAAAGGTCCGCGTGTTCCGCCGCCGTGGTGGCGTCAATGCTCCCGGCCTCCGCCAGCGTAACAAACATGATCCCGCCGGTTTCCGCCGCCCTGGTGATCTCGCTGCCCGCGTCGGTTTCCTCCAGCATGACGGTGGCCACCGCGCCCTCCATGTCCGGGCGGCCCAGCAGGTGGAAAACCTGGCCATTGTGGACGATCCCCGCCGCCTCCGCCTCCTGGCACAAGGTAAAGCACCCGTTTTCAGCCCTGCGGACATAGCTGGGGGCCTCGGTCATGGCCACGGTTTCCCCGTCCCTGGTGATCTTATACATGGTTTTCTCCTCCCTTATAAATCGCATAAAATAGACGGCGCAGACGCAGGACGCGCCCGTGGTCGTTGAAGTTTTCAAAATAGGAAATCTGGCCCTGCAGCCATTCCTCCACCTGTTTGACGGTCATTTCTCCGGCGTCCACTTTTTCCTTGAATTTTTTTAGTTTTCGCCGCGCTCGTTTCATGCTGTCCCGGCACCCGTGCGTGATCACGCGCCCGGTTTCTGTGACCTGAAATTTTGCTTTGCAAAAGCGGAACGGTTTGGGCATACTCACCACCATGGACTTTTTGCGGTTTACCTCTATGCTCATACGCTCCGCCCGCTCGATCATGTCCACCATGACCCGCCGCGCCTCCTCCATGGTTGGCAGCTTTAGGTTGTAGTCGTCCATATAATGCTCCATGCCATGGATTGACAGTTGACATTTCAGGTAATTGTCCAGGCTGGAGGGCAGGGCCACCATTTCCTGCTGGGATGGCTCCACGCCCAGGAACATACCGCGATCACCTGGCCCCACCTCCACGATGGCGTCCGACATTTCCCGGATCCCCTGGTCCAAAATCAGGCGCTCATGCCTGGCGCAAATTTCCCAGCGCGGCGCGTTTGGAAAATAACCCTTAAAGTCCACTATGACAATTCCGCCGTTTCGCCCATATTTTCGGAAATGGTCCCGCAGGTGCTTTTTCAGCCTCTTATAGTGGAAAGACAGTCCTTTCCCCTTTTGGCTGGCGCCGTTGTCGTATATCATGCTTGGCCTGTATAGCGGCTCCAGGACCTCCTTGGTGTGGTTCTTCTCCACCTGCCTGTCCCTGATATGCGGGGCGTTAATGGGGCGGTTTTTCCCGCGTTCTTTCAGCCAAAAATAGGCGGTTTTCCCTGGCCTCCATTTCCTTTTTAGGATCTTTCGCCTGCGTGTCGCTGTTCCAGAAAACAGGTGGCGCTCAAAGTTTTGGGTGGACTGTTTCCAGCGGACGCCATTACAGCATTTTCTCCCATAGAAAAATAGTTTGTGATAGCTGAACGCCTCCGCCAGTGTTCCCACGGCGGCGTTTCGTTTTCGCAGGTTTTCCCGCCGCCGTTTCTGGCGGCGCTGGTATCGCGCCTCCCGGCGCTCCTCACTTGTCATAAAGAGTATTCGCCCTCCGCATAGCTGTCTTGTAGGTGTGCGTCTAAACTACTTTGGCCCGACACATGAAACGGGGTAAAGCACAATCCCCCGCCATGCAAGCAGCGTCCGTGTAAGGCCGTCAGGGGGCAGTTTTAGGCTTTCGCCTGGGAAGTGTCTTTCCTTTCACAAAAGGTATTTATTTCACCTTGCGGCTACTCTCTTGCTACCTGTACCCCAAAATGGGGGTTGTGAAATCCGGGGGCACGCCCGCCCGAATTGTAGGCGTTGGCATTGCTGGCGCTCCCGTCGGTGTTGGTCATGCAGAAATTGCTGGTGTTGTTGTAATTCACGGACCGCGAAAAGCACCAGACCGCCGGTAGAGCGGCACCAACACAACGGGACATTTTCAAAGACACACCCAAAAATATTTACTTCCGCTTTCTGTCGCTCTCCATGACCTCCCGGATCTTTCCGTCCAGCTTGTCGATCTTCTCCCCCAGGTTTTGGGCCATATTATCCAATTTCTTTTTTGCCTCCTCCGCCTTTAGGACCCGCCCGCTGGCCGTGGTAAAGCACCCCTCCGGGTTCTGCCACATAATGATGTAACAATGGGTCAGGCGCACGTCCAGGGCCGAAAGACTGGCCTGCGCCTCCAGCAGATGGCCTTTCCGCAGGCTTTTCCGCTGTTCGTCGGACGGAAAAATTTTGTTTGCCTCCTCGCAGTTGTCCATAACTTCCCCGGCCAGTTTTGCCACCGGCTCCGCCAGCAGTCTGGCGTACCGGCTGGACAATCGCGTTAAAAACGCGATTGTTTCCATATAAATCTGGTTTGCTATGTTCACATACTCCGCTTTGCTGTCGGTCCGCTTGCATTTCAAAACAGACAAGTTTTTCCCTCCTCTTTCGGCTGTGTGCGGCCCTTTCATCCCACCCCATTTTCATGGGGTGGGATTAGGCCGGATATGCTGCGGCAGATTAGACAGTAAAGCCGGGGGCACGCCCGCCCGAAGCGGAGGCGCCGGCACCGCTGGCGCTGCCGTCGGTGTTGGTCATGCAGAAATGGCTGGTGTAGCCGTAACGCACGGACCGCGAAAAGCACCAGACCGCCGTGCCCGTGTTCCCGTGGTGGTACGTTATTTTGGAGTTGCCCGCCTTGAAGTAGGCATATTGCAGCTGGTAATTCTTTTCCGCGCTGTTGGCGTAGGTCCTGGACCCCTGCACCTCGAACTCCGAAAGGTCGAAAAGGTAATCAGTGGTAGCCGTGACATAGCTGGCATTGTTGGACCCGCCGCCGGTGTTGTCGCTGTACTTGGTAACGGGTTTCATAACGGCGCGAAGATCGGCGGGGAGTGCGGCCAGCAGGGAGTTGGCCGGGGGGCTGGTGGGGGTCCCGCTGTTGCCCAGGACCTCCTTTCTGCCATAACTGCCATTCCACCCGCCGCTGTTGGTGTTGCTCTTGTTCATGCGGAAACCGTTGGAGGATCCTGTGCTGCCGTAATTGCTATCACACAAGGCCACGGACTTTCCGCCGATTTTCCCGATCCTGAAATGGATCCGGTTCGTGCCCTCCCGGCTGCTGTTGTGGTTAAAGCCCAAAATAAAGGTGTCAATGGCCAGGTTGGAGAATGTAAAGCCCTGCACCGTTCCGTTGATGGTGATCCGCTTGGTGTCGCCCACGCTCCAGTAATTTTCACCCTGTCCAGCGTCGGAAACTTCCTTGATGGTAGCCCATGTATTGTCATTCAGGGAGGTGGTGGGCAGGGTCACGGTCACGCTGCAGGTCCTGTTTGCTGGCGCGGTGTGGTTGGTTCCCTCTGCCACCTTGACGGTAATGGTGGCGGTGCCCTTGGCCTTGGCGGTCACAGTCACGGTGGTGCCGGACACGCTCACCGTGGCTACGTTGGTGTTGCTGGAGGAGGCGGACACAGCCCCGTTTCCGGCCCGCGTCACGGAAATGGTGCCGGACATGGTTCCCGTACTCAATGCCAGGCTGGACTTGTTCAGGCTGGAGGATCCCGCCGCCTTTCCGATAGACCAGGCCACCGTCTTGGCCGCCGTGCTTCCGTCACTCCACTGGTAATTGGAAACCGGGGTAAAGGTGGCGTTGTAGCTGCCCGCATTGGTGCCGCTGATGGTCCCGCCGATTGTCAGCTTTGCGGCGTCGTGCCCGCTCCAGACGGGGGACTGGGCCGATCCGTTATAGGTCAGGGTTCCGCTCTGGCTGGGCACCCCTACGGACGCCCGCCCAATGGACCAGGCCACCGTCTTGGCCGTCGTGGTGCCGTCGTTCCACTGGTAATTGGCGCTGGGGGTAAAGGTGGCGTTATAGCTGCCCGCGTTGGTGCCGCTGGTGGTGCCGCCCATGGTCAGCTTGGCGGCGTCGTAGCCGCTCCAGACGGGGGACTGGGCCGATCCGTTATAGGTCAGGGTCCCGCTCTGTTCCGGGATCCCCATGATAACGGCCCGCCCGATGGTCCAGGTCACGCTCTTGGCGTCCGTGGTGCCGTCCCGCCACTTGTAGCCCTCCACGGGGGTGAAGGTGGCCGTATATGTCCCGGCGTTGGTCCCCGTGGTTTCCCCGGTCATAACCAGGGCGGTGGGGTTGTAGTTGTTCCAGACGGGTGCCTGCTCCGCCCCTGTAAAGGTCAACACGCCGCTTTGACTGGGCACCGCGTCAATGGTGCTGGTCAGGTCTGTAACGGCTTTCTGCGCCGTTTCTGCGGCCTCCTGGGCCGCTTTTGCCGCCGTCATGGCCGCCGCCGCGTCCTCCAATGCTTTCCGGGCCGCCGCCAGGGCACTGGCCGCCTTGCTGTCCGCCGCTGCCGCCGCCGCCAGGGCCTCCCTTGCAATCCGCAGGGCCTCCTCCACCGCCTCCGCCATGTCCGGGTGTGCATTTTCGTCGTCGTTGTGGGCCTTGATCAGCCCGGCCAGGGACGCCTCCAGCTGCGGCTTGATGGTTTCATTGAAATAAACCAGCACGTCCTCCGCAGTCATCCACGCGCCCGCCGGATAGGTCAGGGCGGCGTCCACCCCGGACGTGACCCGGATGGAAATGGGGAAATTCCGCACGTCCGGCGCGGTCCCCTCCACATAGGCCGCTATGGGCTGGCGCTGGTGCCCCAGGCTGGCGTAGTAGATCATAACGGGGTCCCCGGTGTCCGGGTCCTCCGCGTAGACGCCGAAACCGCCGATCCATTTGTCCTCTTTCAGCCCGCCGTCCAGGTCGCTGCGGAACTGGACGATCATGCCCACCTGGTTGCCCTTGACGGTGGGAACCGTGCTGGTGCCCGCCGGTCCCGGCTCCATGGGGGCGATCAGCTGGCGGGCGGTTTCCTTGTCCTCCACCGTCCCCAGGTCCATGAACACGCCGGACAGTTTCAGCGTTTGCCCCGCCACCATTTTGGCCAGCAGTTGGTTTCCGGCCTCGGTGATCACAAAACCGTAAAACATTTTTTCCTCCTTACTCCGCCGCCGGTATGGTGGTGGCGGTAAATGTACTAAATGCGCCGCAGGCTACGGCGTCCGCGTCCAGGTCCACGGCCCCCTCCGGCAGCGTGGTAGTGTTGATAGACCCCACCGCGCCGGTCAGGACAGCCACAGCGTTGTGGTCATAGTCCATTGGCGCCTCCGGCAGCGTGGTCACGGAATAGCCCGGATCCAGATAGCCGGCAAAGGTCAGGATCTCCTCCTCAAAGGTGGAAATGGTGATCACTTCATCCAGCCAGCTGGACAGGCGTTTCACGTTGGTCAGGACCCGCCGGAACTCCGCCAGGTCCGTGGGATCCACCTGCCCGCCGTCGCCCACATACGCCCGGAAATGGTGTGGGTCCCCGTCATAGTCAAACCATTCTTCTATGTAGCCGCTGCCGAAAATGGTTTCTATGATCTGGTTACAGGCCGCCGGGGTGCCCATGCGGGCGTAAAAGGTCAGGGTCCCCTCGATCAGCGCCCGCTTGACCTCAATGGAAAATTTCTGATTATAGGCCGGGGTCCGCAGTTCCACCGCCAGCACGTCCAGGATCTTCTCCGGCATGGAGGCCACGGCGGCGTAAATATGCACCCCGTCCGCGTAGGCGCACAGTTTTTCAATCTGCCGCCCCAGGGCATAGGCAAAAGCCTGGGTTTCCAGTTGGCTGGCCAGGTTCTCCGGCATAATGTCGGTGAAACGGCTGCCCCGTAGGTCAATCATCCTCCAGCCCTCCATAGCGGACGGCCTGGCCGGTCAGCAGCGCCACGGACTTGGCGCCCACGATCTGGTGGGCGGGGGCGGCCATTTCCACCCGCTTGGCCCCCGCCGCCATGACCATTTCCCCCAGCTTGGAGGGGTTAATGTCCCGGCCTATGGCCCGCTGCCATGCGGTATATTGGCCCACAGCGGCGGCCACGGCGGTCTGAATGTCCACGGCCCGGTTGCTGTCGCTCCGGTTGATGTAATAGGTCAGGTCGATGGAGTATTCCACCTCCGCCGGGGCGGCCACCCGCACCAGGTCCGTCATGGGTCTAATGTTGTTGTCCCGCAGGTAGTTCTCCAGGCCGGTGATCATTTCCTCCGGCGGTTTGCTCCCGTCCGTCATAAGGAAATAAAGATCCACGGTGCCCGCCGCCTGGTCGCTCACCACCACCACGTCGCCCACGTTCACGTTGAACTTTTTGGCGTGGTATTTGTAATTTGCCTCCGGTCCGGCGGTGGAGTAGGATCCGGGGAACAGGTAAACCCGCTCCGCCAGGTGGTCGTCGCTCTCCACCTCCGCGC